ACTGCTGGTACTCCTTTATCCCCGTCATTTATGTTATTAACATAAGGAGTTTGAATATGAGAGTCTGGCAAGACATTTGGACTATTCATTGAATTATGGGAGACTAAGCCCCCAGTTATAAACCCGACCAAAACATACCCAAGATGTGATAAGTCACGTTGGAAACCTGTTGCAGCCCATGTACTGAAGGCTCCAGTTGAAGCAATCATAAGCTGTTTTGCATCAAAGATTTGAAATTTAAAATGGTGTTTTACGCTCATAATAACCCCTTAAGTTCATCATAGATGATTTGAGGTATAGTGTTTTTGGCTACAGTAATGCCTTGCTTTTTCTCAAATTTTACTAAAGAGGCTTGGGTTTGTATATTCATGGTACCCGTATCATATACTTTTGGGAGTAGTCCCGCTTTCTCTAAAGCTTTTTGAACAGTCAAAACTGCATCATTTGTTTGCCCTAAAGCGAAAGAGGTTTGAGATGTAGGAAAGGGGGGTGCTACAAAAACAGTTATAGATGGGGAAGTTACAGTTGTGCCATTCGTTGTTCCTGGATGAGTTACTAACATGCCTCCAGTTAATGCTGATGCGCCTGCTGCAACGCTAGCTGTAGCTTTTTTGCCTGTAGAAATTGATGTTGTAGGTTTTAATGGAACAGGATATCTGGGTCTAACTATCGCCATTATAAACAAATAATTTCTATGTAATTGCCAACAGCCTTCTTTAGTTGGATCATTTGGACTACCAGTATTAAAACCAATTGTAGTAATTCCACCTGGACTTGCTGCTTCTAGCATCTCAACATGATCTACGACCCCATCGCCATTCCAGTCAAAAAATACTAAGTCACCTGGCTGTCCTTGCATTTTATTTACAACTAAGCCCTGTCTTTGAAACCAAGGAAGGGCTGCGGGATTATAAGAAAAGCCTTTAGGAGTTTGTGCTGCTATAAGATGAGATAGACCTACCTGAGCAAAACACCATGAAATTCCCATTGCACAATAAGGAGCATTAGGGACTCCATACCAATCGCCGTAAGGATTTTCGTTACTTGCACCTTCATGGAATCCAATTTGGCTCCTAGCAACATTTAGTACATCTAATGCTGTAGCCATTTTTAATTACCTTCTTGTGGACCTTCGCCTTTTGCATTACGACCTGTCCCCATTTTATCAGGAGCATTAATTGTTCTATTTTGATCACGAGTTTTATTACCACTTGCATCTGAAGCTGCGTCTTGCATTGCTTTAGGATTAAGCACTAAAACAGTGTCTCCACCTTGTAGAGGAGGCAAGCCCTTACGAGCACGAACTTCATTAGGAACAATGACCTGATCCTTAAGGTAACGATCATCAATACGAGATTGAGTTTCTTCATCTGTAAGAGCAAGTTCATTAAATCTAAGAACAAATGCGTCAGTAAATTCAGAAATAATTCTATTAATTTTTATTTCTAGTTCTTCTTGACGTGGACGACATACTTGTTCTTTAAATGTTTTATCAGCATCTTTAGCATTTGCCAAAGATACGCCTTGAGGCATACCAATTTTTGAAATAGGTACACGGTGAGCAATAAGAATACGATCTCTATTCTCAATAGCATAGTTCTTAAATGAAGAATCTTGAACTCCCGCTTCAACAGGTTTCATCTCAAACTCTACACGACCTTGCTCTCCATCTGAAGGAAGAGGGATATAAAGAGTTCTATGATTTCTTCCCCGTAAACCAGTCTGGAAGAATTCAAGCAATTTACGTTCTGAATCTGCAGTAAGCTTTGCACCCTTTACAACAATAATGTATCTAGGAACTGCTTTATTTTCAAAGTAATCTAAATTAAATCTTTGAGCAAACTCATCACCAGCAACTGCATTTTTAGCAGAAAGAATATCTGGAACACCATAGTATGTATTTGATGGGGTAAACACTTTAAAGTGAATTACTTCATTTGGCTGTGGATCTGTTCCAATTTGATCTGGAGTTTCTACATCTCCAAAGTTTCTAAAGAATGTATAACGATTATAGACAACCTGAACAAACCCATCACGGTGACGACGGATACGCATAGTAGTTGTAGGAATATGACCAATATATCCGATCTTACCGCTTGTTGTTCTACCAACTTCCATGTAAGCATTTCCTGTTGATTCCATATCAATATAAATCTTTTTCATTGTTTCAGTAAATGAGTCATCAGAGTTAAGTGTTTCCAAATACTGACGAAGGTCTTCTTTCATTCCTTCAATCTTTGAACGCATCTTATCAAGTTTCTTTGGGTTATTCATAGTCTCTTCAATTCTTGAAGTTGTAGCCCAGGTATTATCAAACTTATAGCCCAGCCCTACTACGTTAGCTGCCTTAGCATTTACCGCAGAGTGATGATATGGAGAGATATCATAAAGCTGTGATAGATATAAAACATTGTATGGAGGTTGAACAATTTGAAATAAAGAATATCCTGTTAAATCAAGAGGATCAAGCTTCTTAGATTTTGCATCTCCTACGCCCGTAAATGACTTTTGAAGTCTATCAACTTTACGACGAAAGTTAGGACCTAATCCTTCAGCTTTTCTAATATCTTCCCATGTGCCATTAAAAGGATCATCAAAGTCATTTTCAGATACATGCTTAATACCTTTATCTAAGGATACAACGATCCCGCCTTCATCTTCATCATCAGCAATCTCTAAATTAGCCAATTTTCATGTCCCTCATTTCTTTAACATAATCCATCATAGCAGGCAAATCTTGTTCATCTGGCACTAAGCCTATCTGCAGTCTTTGCCTTTGCATTTCAAGTTCATCATCTGTTACTGGTCTATGACCTGCCATAAATAATGGCTCACCATCTTCTAGCCCGTGATGTCTTGCAAGATCTTTTAGTTTTTTTATTTGGCGGATATCGCCTTTCATGGAGGGGATGCTTAAATATGCACCCTCATCATCCATAACAACTTTACCGTCTGGCAGTTGCCATATATATAGTCCCCAGTTGACCTCATCAATTGGTTGAATACGCATTTTACCCATATGCCAATAATACCATCAAACCATTTAAAACTGAACATATGGATGTCAAAATAGTATTACTTTAAGGCATTTACAGGATGCATGTATGACAAAAGAGGTAATCCGCCGTTATAAGCAGTGCTTCCTCCAGAGTATTCTGCTATTGAAGCAATTACATTTGAGCTATTTAGGATAGGACTATTATCAACCTGAGAAACAGTAGATGACAAGAAGCCTAGGTATCTTGATTGTGCTTGGGCTTGAGTAAAGGTGCTTGGATAGATACTTATATACCCAAAGGTGCCTTGAGAAAAGAATTGATTTCTTTGATCCCCGCCCAAAACTAACTGGTAATTAATTGCAGATGGATATACACAAACAAAATGATAAGATTCATTTGCAGTTAAAGTCTTTCCACCAGATATCAGTGGCATACCATTAACATAGACTGCAGAAAATCCAGCTTGGTAAAGATTCATACTTGAATCCATATACACCTTTTGTTGTTGCCCAACAGTATCAAGAATTGGCTGAATAGTTGATGCACTTGCAGTATCTGGTCGGAACCAAAATTCTATTGTAGAATATCCATTAGATATAAAGGCTGGAGTAATTGTAGCGACAGAATTATTACCATTAACTGATTTTAGTTTAATTCCAAAATTAGTAGCTCTTGACATGATATTAAAGAAATTCTTTTTAATTGAATAGGTATCTCCTGTGTAAGTGCCTTTTCTTGGAGATAGGATAAAAGCACCTGCATCAGAAACAATAGATAAATCATTATAAAAAGCTATTGATAGATTATCAATTCTTGGCAAGTAAGTAGATGAAGAAGAATTTGTAAAGATTATTACCCTGAAAGATGTATCTGTATATGCTGCCACAGAACTATCATCAAATTTAGTTGCTGGTGCTCCATTAGTAACTTGAGACCAAGTTTGTCCATAATCTCCTGAAACCTGGACAATCACATTCTTAGAAGTACTAATTACTGAATTATCTGAAGACCCTGAATCCCAAGTGACTCTTGAGCCAACAACCTTTGACATTTTTGAACTAGGGACTTTAAATGTCCATGTTCCAAGTTGAGATACAGACAAATTACTTGTAAAAGGAATAGTTAGTAAATCTTTTTGACCATAAGATGTATATGTAGAAGGATCGGTATAACCGTCTAAAATAGTTATATTCTTTATATTACCCACCATAGGTAACGTTACTGCATTTGAATATTCATTTCCAAAATACAAGTTTAAATTAGAATAGTTATAAGAAGGCATAGCATTAGTTGAAATAGTACCTGTTCCAGCTAGGTAAACTGTTGCTGTCCCGCCATTAAAAGATAATCCAAAGTTATAGATACCCGTTGCAGTTGTGGCAGGAAGCTGTGCCAACACCGT